AGGTCAGATCGTAATTGATATCCAGAAGCAGCACGAGAAACTGATCGTGTTTTACAAGTTTAATTATGAACTTGAAATTTTGAAGAATCTGGAATATCTGGATGGAACCATTGTAGCGCAATGGAACGGAATCGAGCATGAGCCAATTCCGAATTCGGAAAAATGGGTTTACCTTGTTCAGTACACTGCCGGAGCCGAAGGCTGGAACTGTACGCAAACCGATACTATTCTGTTCTATTCATTGGATTATTCCTATAAGACGATGGAACAGGCAATGGGAAGAATTGACAGACGAAATACACCATACCACGATTTGTACTACTACACGATTCGAAGTAAAGCGCCGATTGATATTGCCATTTCAAGAGCGCTGAAACAGAAGAAGAATTTTAACGAAAGTCGTTTCTTCAGCAAATACCTTTAAAAAATCACAAAATTTGCAACCCCTTTAGTAGAGGGAAAAAGAAATACCCGAATGACCGATTTATAGGTATTTTTACTACAATTTCTTTATTTTTTATGATTTTTAGAGGTGTTTTATGCTGGAAAAGGACTTTCAAAAAGAACTGATTCAAGATTTGAAAGAGCGGTTTCCCGGAGCACTGATCTATAAAAACGAGACAAAACAAGGTCTTCCGGATCTTACGATTTTATATCAGGAGCGCTGGGCGCTGCTCGAATGCAAAAAATCTAAGAATGCAGCCCATCAACCTAATCAGGATTATTACGTTGAACTTGCGAATAGTATGTCATACGCAAGCTTCGTCTATCCAGAAAATAAAGGAGATGTTTTGAATGCCCTTGAACAAGCATTACGACCTCATAGGAAAACACGCGTTCCTAAGTCCAAGTAAATATCATTGGCTTAATTATGATAAGCCAACGCTGTTTCAGAGCTATGACAATGCGATGGCTGCCGCCCGTGGAACAAAGCTGCACGCCATGGCGAAAGATCTGATCGATGAGCACATTAAGCTTCGTGGCAACTCAACGACACTTGCGGCTTATGTAAATGATGCCGTTGGATATGGAATGACACCAGAGCAACCTCTATTTTTTTCAGAAAACTGCTTCGGTACTGCCGATGCGATTTTATATAAACCTGGAATTTTGAGAATTCACGACCTGAAGACCGGAACAATGCCGGCGCATATGGAACAGCTCGAAATATATGCAGCGTTATTTTTTTCTGAGTATGAACGCATTTTTGGCGTCAATCCTGGAAATACAAAGGTCGAACTGGCAATCTATCAAAACGATGATGTGATCGACGCACATCCTGATCGCGAAAGAATCGAAGAAGTAATGTATAAAATTCGAGAAAAAGATAGTTGGCTCGAAGAAATGAAAGGTGAGGTTGACTGATGTTTTTCCCATTTTTGGAGCACTATGGAACAGGTCACGAAGGTCATGTACCGCATTCTGGAAGATTTCCATGGATGAGCGGAGAAAAATGGCGTAAAAGGCCCGGCGATTGGGTTAAGAATGCCCTCGATCAAGAAAAGTATTTTCGTGAGCACCCGGAAGCAAAGGACGATCCGGAGCTGTATAAAAAATACGGAATAAAGCCTGACGATTCGGTTGAAGTCGCAACTGCAAAACTTCTCAGTTTGTCAAGCGGTGAATATCGTGCGCTTAAATCGATTCGCAAGCAAGAGCAGAAGCTGATTGATATCCGTAAGGCAGTTGAAATGCAGGACAATGGAGCTTCTGTTGCCGACATTTCAAAAGAGCTTGGTTTGCCATGGTCAACCGTTAAGACATATTTGAAGCCCGGAGCAATGGTTTCCGCGAGCAAAACGAGAACCATTGCAGATGGCTTGCTGAAAGAGCTTCATGAGAAGAAGTATCTTGACGTTGGTGAAGGCGTTGAGCGTCAACTCGGAATCAGCGAAGAACAACTGTTCAAGGCTTTGATGATGCTCCAAGATGATGGATACAAAGTGTTTTCTGATAAAAACGGAGAGTTCGATCCCGATTACAAATCAATTCGTGTTCGGCAGGCCACGAATCCAGATGCTAAAACTACGTTTATGGTTTTAACCGAACCCGATGTTTCAAGAGAAGAACTTTGGGAAAACCGTGAAAAAATTGTGAGCCCTGATGGTATTCGCTTTGAAGATTACGGTAGTGAATTAAGAACCAGAGAACCGATCAAATGTATTGATTCTGATCGTATTATGGTTCGATACGCAGAAGACCATGGAACTGACAAAGATGGAGTGATCGAGCTTCGCCCGGGTGTTGAAGACTTGTCACTCGGTGGCAGAACTTATGCCCAAGTCAGAATCGGAGTTGATGGAACACACTATTTAAAAGGCATGGCCGTTTACGGGTACGATATGCCGGAAGGTGTTGACGTTATCTTCAATACGAATAAACACGAAGGTACTCCGATGTGTGGACCTGAAGGAAACACAGTTCTAAAGATTTTAAAAAATGATCCGAATAACCCGTTCGGATCAAACACGACACAATGGGACTATATTGGGGCAGATGGTGCTGAATCTCAGTCTCCAATTGAAATTGTAAACGAAGATAAAGACTGGGCGAAATGGAAGAAGTCGCTTCCATCTCAGGTTCTTTCTAAGCAGCCAGTCGAACTTGCAGTAAGGCAATTGGATCTTGCTTATCAGCAAAAAGAACAGGAACTTCAAGAAATCTTGGCAATCAATAATCCGACTGTCAGAAAGCAAATGCTTGCCGAGTTTTCCGATTCGTGTGATAGAGATTCTGTTGAACTAAAAGCTGCCGCACTTCCAAGGCAAGCAACAAAGGTTTTGCTTCCGGTTACATCGCTTAAAGAAGATGAAATCTATGCTCCGGATTACGAGCCAGGAGAATCAGTTGCGCTGATTCGTTTCCCGCATGCCGGAACATTTGAAATCGCAAAGTGCCGAGTAAACAATAACAATGAAGAAGCAAAAACAGTTCTTGGAACTCATCCGGCGCATGCCGTTGGTGTCAATCCGGCAGTGAGTGGAATACTTTCTGGCGCCGATTTCGATGGCGACACCGTGCTCGTTATTCCGACAGCTGGTCAGAATTTGAGAATTGATCCGCCACTTGAAGGCCTGAAAGGATTTGACCCGAAAGAAATGTATCGCAAATCCGCAGATGCCCAGAAAACCGGAGATGGCGACGGCTTTATTAAAGGTCGAATGATGGGCGACATCACAAACTTGATCACGGACATGACAATGATGGCCGCAAGCAAAGCTGGTGGTCTGAACGAAAACGATCTGAGCGAGATAACAAGAGCCGTTCGTCATTCGATGGTTGTTATCGATGCCGAAAAGCATAATCTCGATTGGAAAAAGTCGTATGAAGATAACCAAATCGCCGAACTGAAGATTAAGTACCAGGGCGGGGTAAGAAAAGGAGCAGCCACTCTGATATCAAGAGCCGGCGGAGAAGGCAGTGTTCCTGAAAGAGAAGAAATTAATCAGCTCTGGAAAATGACGGATGAGGAAAAAGAACGGTGGAAGAATGGCGAAAAGATTTACCATGAAACCGGTCATACATATGTTAAGAAAGACAAAGATGGAAATATTGTAACCGATCGATATGGCAATCCAAAGATGGTGCAGAATGTTACTAAGGGGGATAAGCTTGCCCTGGTATCAGATGCTTATGAGTTAGCATCTCCGTATCTTATGGATACCGTATATGCAGAGCACTCAAACAAGCTAAAAGCACTTGCCAATCAGGCACGAAAAGAAGAACGCTCTACCCCGAACATGAAGCTGAATAAAGAAGCTTCTAAAGTTTATGAAGAAGAAGTGAACTCTCTTAAGACTAAACTGAATGAAGCTGCCCTTAATGCCCCGAGAGAAAGACAAGCTCAAGCCATTGCCAACAAAGCAGTAGCCGAAGCTATCAAGAAAGATCCTAGTCTGGCCAGAAAGAACGATAAGGACGCCGCCGATAAGTTAAAGAAACGTCGTGCCAGGGAAATAGAAAGCGCCCGTGCCATAACGGGGGCTAAGAGAAAACCATTGGACATTACAGAAAAAGAATGGCAAGCAATTGAAGCTGGCGCAATTACGGACAATGCTTTGAAGGGTATCTTAAGATACGCGGATAAGACCCAGGTAAAGAAACTGGCGAGCGGAAGATCAACGCCAGCCTTGAACGCCGCTAAAGAGGCCCGTGCACGATCTCTCTTGAACGCCGGATGGACCCAGAAGGATGTTGCAGAGGAACTCGGCGTCTCGATTTCTACTTTAAGAAGACAACTCAATAACTTTAATGGGATTGGAGGTGCATAATAGACCATGGCCCGCGTAATGCTATCTACCCTAGATAACCCCTATGACCCCTTCAAGCAGTATGACTTATGGTCTAGCTACGACGAGAAGTTTGGCGGCTATTATTCTGCTTCTTTGCTCGCTCGTTTTGCGCCTGTTTCTCCTGATGAAACTCGTGCTGAGTCTGAGCGAATTACTGAAAGCGCAATTGATCGAATAGTTTCTATGGATTTACCAATCTTTAATCCTGCTACTGGCAAGCGCACTCAGTACATTAAAGTGGCATCAACTAAATAGCCGCGATTGAATTGTTTGTGTCGTTACCGTTTTGTGTATTGTTCATTTAACATTTGTTTGCTTTTTACTTTTTAGTTTTCATTTCAAATCTTTTAGTTTGAAATATTATTGAACAACATTCAGCAATTGCTTGACGATTGCGATAGCGCTATTGGCACAACGGTTGCTGGCTTTGCCTGTCGAAAAGTATTTAATTTGTTTTTGTTTTAATTAACAATTTCCAGAAAAAATGCTTTTAATTCTTGTTTTTCGTTTGGAAAAGCGTCAAACGGCACACAAAAAGCATTTTTTCTGGACCCCCGAGGGGGTCTTTTGGAATGACACCCCCTCTACAT